ACTTAATACCAAACGCACTAATTTCTCTATTACCTATAAGTATCTTTTTGTGGTCAGGTGTCCATCCATATTGTTTATACATCATAGTGGAGGGTTTTTGTTTCTGTTGATTTGAAATAACCGCCATAATGTAATATATAACTTCGTCTAACTGCTTACCATTCCTAACAATACCTTTTGCAGCTAAAATCTTACGAGCTTCATCTCGTGACAATAATTGAGTAAGTGGTGCTATAAATTCTTGAACTCCATCTTGTGGAAGATGTATTTTAAACCATGCACAAAAACCCGCTGCGTCTTTATCATTTAATATTTCAACAAGATAAAAGTCATAGTCATAAATTAATACAGCTTCTTCTTGTTCGTCTTGTGTAGTTTTATATACCCCACCATTCTTACCTCTAAAATAAGGGAAGGGATAGTCAGGCACATGATATGTAAAGGTTTCATTTAGTGCTTCAGACTTTGCTTGAATAACATTATCTGCTCCTTTAGCACGTAAAATAACTCTACCTAATTCAATAGGGGAAGTAATTTTACCTTTATGCTTACAGCCTTCACAACCTGATGGACGTAAGCTTTCAAATTGTTTGCAAGTGTGTGGGCCTGGGATAGCATTAGCTTTAGCTTCTGTTTTAGCATATTCATAATCAGGATGCCGTTTAGATATGTTATGTATGGCGGCTTCAGCATCTTCACAAAAGGCCGCAATAGATAGCCCTGAACGCCATAAGGGTTCTTCGATAGTAGCTTGCTTAGTTACAATATGTGTTATTTGTGCACAACCATCATCTTTATTACAACGTTCTAATATCTTTTTAAATTTAGATGAGTTGTTACCTAGTATAGCTTTAGTAGCTTCATCTAATGGGCGTTTAGCACGAGGTTTATCTGTAAGATGAATAGGGATTAATCTAGCTAACTCATCAAAAGGTGTAGGTATGCCTTCATTAAGAACGGAAACTTCTACAGGGTTAACTATATCTTTAAAGTTCTGTGTGCCTGGAACTCTTAATATGCGTGACATGTCTGCAGTGCAAGCACCATCAGCTTTTAATCCATGTTTAACACATAGAAACTTAAGACCTTCAGCTACAGGTTTCCATACAGCTTTATCTATAGGCTCTGTTAAAGGCCAATAACAATGAATGCCATTACCTGAGTCTACTATAGTTGGGGCGGGTAATCCTGTTTTATCTGTAAACTCTCGTAACGCTATTAATGCAGCATCCTTAGTTTCATAGTCTTTCCATTTGCGTTTTTTACTATCAAATCCGCAATCAATATCTAACCAAAAAATACGTTGTTCTTTAGCATTAATACCTTTACGTTCTGTAGGTTCAATCCATGTTGAGCAAGCAAAATAAACGTCTTGTTTATCTTCTAAAAATTTATGGGATATTGAGATTGCATCATCGATAGTTTTTACAAATTTGGGAGTGACTATATTTTTTTGATCTTTGCCACAGATACAATAGTATCCATCATCGGGCCATATAGTTTGTAAAAATTCTTTTATCTGCATTATTCTCTCGAAATAAAGTTTGTGTTACTAAATAGGGTGGGGCTTACTACAGCCCCGAGTATATTACTTTAAGTTTATTTTATTTATCAAAGCAGCAACTTTTGACTCTGTCCGCTTTGATGGTTTTGTTTTACCAGAGAACCAATCATACACCGTTTGACGAGAAACGTTAAGTTCTTTTGCTACTTGACTAGCAGGATACTTTAGTGATATGCATAGCTTTCCTAATAACGTGCCTACTGTTTCTTTTGCTCGTTGATTAGCCTCTATAATTATTTGAGAATATCCTCGCATAATCATGTCCAATCTGATACAAGATCATCTAAACTAACATCACCTTGATCAGCTTTTGGAGCTGCTGGTTTTGGTGCTGGCGGAGGAGTTGGTTTCTCAGCTGCACGAATTGTTGGTTCAGGAATATCATCCTCTGCTTTAGGAGCTTCTACTTGAGGACGTTGAATAGGTTGTTGTTTCTTTTGTTCAAACTCTTCACCATCTTCATCTTTGTTGATATTCACAGATAATGTGATTGCACGTTTAGCTTCATCTGAGGTTGACTTCGTGGCACATACTCCATACTCTTCATCATTAAGAATACGAATAGCTTTAAAACCAATTTTAGTGCTTGATGAGTCTTCATCAAAACTTACACGAGATACAACAGACATTAAGTTTTGATTATTAGCACGAACGTAATCTGTATATTCATGTAAAGGTTTACAATCTTTTGTGCCGTTACCAAAGATAGATTGTGCAGGTAAAGTCATTTGATAAACATCACCATTCATATCATCAGCACGAACGACAGCAATACGTCTACTAAAACGACATGCTTTAGTTCCATTAGCGCCTGAACCTTTAATGTTTTGTGGGCATGCTAAACATGTGTCTGCTTGCTTTTCTACAACAGCTTCATCAGGCTTTTGACTATCTGATGTCCAGCATGTTGGAGGCGGCATCTTTTCACCTGGCACATACGCTTTAGAAAAATACATTCTATGCACATGAGGCGATGCGTTAACAATAACTACATCAAGAGCGTCTTGATTTGACTTCTCAACTTCTTTACCATTAACCATCAATCTAAATTTACCACCACGTATAGAAATACGTTTAGCAGTGCTTGAACTTCCTGTAATACTAGCAGTAAAGCCATCATCTCTACGAGAATGCGTTGCTACTGCGGTGCTACCAAAAACGTCTAAATCTGTACTCATACTTCCTCCTTATTGTCTCTACTTTTTGTTATTCTAACGGTGTATTCACTTGTTGCTTGTAAACCTGGCGGATGTTTGTCAGGGTTTTGCTCTAAGTATTCTTTTATTGATGATTGAACTAATCTTTTTTCAAAAAACTCAGGCAATTTATTTTCTAATATAAAGTCATACATACTCGGCCAATCGCTTGACCAATATCTTGTCTTGAGGGTTCTTGATAACGTTCCAACTTTAGTTTTCAAGCTAGTTACATTTAAAGTTCTACATGCTTCGTTCAGAGCCATATCAACTTTATCTCTTTGTATTTTAATTTCAGAGATTTGTTTTTCTAACTCATCAATCTTGTCTCTCATATTGACAGAAGCCTGCATTAGCTTCTCAATCTTATTATCATCTAATTCCACATTTACTCCTTTCAATAACTAAGGATAACAGTATAACACAATTATTTACAATGTCAATTAATTTCTTTATCAATTAAATGTCCATAAGTAAGTATTATCCAAAAGGCAAATTGCAATAGTTCTTCAGGAGTTGCATTACCTTTCATTGTGTTAGCTTTGTTACTTATAACTTGTATATTTCCTTTTACATAGCCTTTAGAATTATCTATTCGATCAAGTGATGGTGACCAAGGTTTAGGCCCCGATTTTTCACTATATTCTTTTTTTAATTTATATTTTTTAAATACAGGGCAATTAACAGGCATAACTATATCTTTTACTTCAATATTAAAATCAATTTGCCTATCTAATGCTCGTCGTTTAGCTTTATTATGCATATACCATTCAGGATTATTTACTCTATATTCGTTTTGTTTTTCTTGATTTCTTTTCTTTTGTTCTTCTGTAAGGGGTTTACGCATCATTAAACTCCTCTTTATAAAGGTCAACTAATTTAACATGGTTATCAATTTTACCTTGCAACATTTTATAAATTTTTTGTTCGACAGGCGAGCCTTGTAAATGCACTACGGTCATCTTATTTTTCTGTCCAGCACGATCAACACGTGCACAACACTGTATGTATGTTTCAACAGACATAACAGGTGACCAAAATACAACTACGTTAGCTGCGTGGAGCGTAACGCCATGAGATGCAGCTTGGGGTTGGATCACTAATACTTGTGGATTTTTAGTTTCTTGAAAGCTTTTAAATATCTCTGATCGATTGTTCATAGACACGTCGCCATGTATAGCCGCACAAGTAATATGGTCTTTGTTTAACTCTGTCATAATCTTTTCGATACTGTGTCGGAAAGGACAAAAGACTAAAACTTTGTGGCTGGCTTGTTCTATGATTTCTTTGAGCGCAGTCATACGATTAGATATATCAAACTCTATAACTTCTGACGTATCTGAATAGATAGCCCCTGCGCTTACTTGTAGGAGTTTTGTCAACATCACCCCTGCGTTGACTACAGTAATCTCTTCACCTGAAGCTTCCATATACATGTCTTTCTTAAGCTTCTTGTAATACTTTTCTTGTTGTGGCGTGAGAGGGACTTCTCGTGTTGTGTATAACACATCAGGTAAATCAAGACATTCTTCTTTAGTATAACGAATGGCAGGTTGTAATGTTTTAAATACAATATCCTGCGCATTAAATCTAGGCACCCAGGTGAACTG